TTATCGGACGGCTCATTTGTTCTGCCAGATAAACACTTCCGTACTGACACTACAGTAACCAGCACTGTCATGACACCCCCTCCTGGTTTGGAGCAGGCGTGTACAGGCTGGACTCCTGGCGGTACCTGGGAAGAGTGGCATGCGATGGTGAAGGAGCTTGACCAGTTCCCGCTCATGATGATCTCCATCTATGCGGCTGCTTCGACTCCAGTGCTTTCGCTGCTCAACATCCCGGGCTTTGTCGTAGATTTCAGTGGTGAGACAAGCGGCGGTAAGACGACAGCGTTGCGCCTTGCAGCATCTGTGTGGGGTAGACCATCTGACAGTTACCCGACTGCAATGTATTCGTGGGACAGTACCCGCGTTTGGATTGAGCGTACCGCTGGATTCCTTCACAACCTTCCGCTCATCTTGGATGAAACGAAGCGTGCGAAGTACAAGCACACGGTTCGCGATGTCATCTATGACTTCTGCCAAGGCCAGGGTCGTGGACGTGGAAGCGTCGATGGCACACGCCACATCACATCATGGCGAAGCATCCTCATCTCCAGTGGAGAGGGGTCGGCTACGAGCTTCAGTCAAGATGCAGGTACGCGCGCACGCGTTCTATCTCTCAAAGGCAAACCGCTTGGTAATGACGAGTTCGTTGGTGGTCGAGTCAGCGAAGACGTTCAGATGGTTGTCGCTGAAAACTACGGCCACCTTGGACGGAAGATCGTCGAGTACCTCGTTGCTAACTACGAGAACAGGGCGCAAATCCGAGAGGCATACGTCAACCTACGAGAGAAGTACACAGCGTTAGCGCACGGTGCTGTCGCTCGTAGGCATGCATCGCACGTCGCTATCCTTGAAACTACAGCGCGTATTGCCCATGCGTTGGGTCTTCCGCAGCCTGAACTCGATCCCTTCGAGTACCTTATCGAAGAAATGAATAAGGCGGCAAAGGATGCAGACCGTCCGCTGCAAGCACTCTTGGAGCTTACGACCTGGGCAAGCACCAACCAAGAGAAGTTCTTCGGACGTCAGCAGTCCGATAGCTACGGGATTCGCGTTCCGTCAAGCGGTTGGGCTGGCGTATGGGATGGTACAGAAGACTGGGACATCGTCGGGTTTACCGCAGCGACCATGCGTAAAGTACTACAGTCCGCAGGGTACGATGTCTCGGAAGTTATCGACCGATTCATCGAACGCAGGTGGCTCATCACAACGCCGAATGCGAAGCGACACACCCGTATCTTGAAGGTCGCAAACGCCCCTGCCAGATGCTACTGCATCAGCAGGAGAGCGTTCGAGCTATGCGACGATTAGTCTTCCTACTTTAAGTCGTTGTCTTGGGGGTGTCCGCCTCGAATGAACGAGTTGACTCTACCCATAGCCCAAGAGTGTCGGTTAGCTTTAGGGTGGTGACTCGAACTGAATGCGCCCGCACCTCTACGATACACTGCCTTCAGTTGACCGAGCGTGTACTTGGAGTCATCTGCTTTCTTCTTCAAAGTCTTCAAGGTCTTTTCAGAGAATGTGATCTTGCCGCCAGAAGATGCGGCACTCCCAGGCTTATTCTTCTTGCTACCTTTCTTGCGCTCGCTTGGCTTGGCCGGTGTTTTCTTTGGGTCGAAAGACTTGTAACCGCTGTCACGTTTAGCCTTGTCGATTGCTTTATCGGCTTCGCTTCGACGCGCCACGGTTAGTACCCTTTGGGCATCGTAGTAGCGTTACGACGTTTCTCTTCCAACACTTTATCCGCCGTCTGACTACGCGCACGAATGCTTTTCATTGTGGCATCTTGCCACTTGTTTGCGCCTTCAAGATCAAGTCCTTCAGGGACAGTGAACTTGCCTCCGATACCTGCATCTCTTGCAGCACGAGTAACCTCGGCCCCAATACGTTTCCGCTCTCCCATCGAGAGAGGTTGCGGTCTTCCTGTTTCTTCAGCCATCTTACTTGTCTCCGAGTGAGGTCTGATTCTCTCGCCGTAGTTTGTCGAGCATTTCGTCTGCGTCGGGCGGACGTTGGCGTAACTCTTCTGCCTTCCTTAACGCACCCTTCCGACCAAACTGTTTCGAGGCAGCTTCTCGTACATCACGCTCAAGTTCATAGAGCGCCGACGGGCTGTCTGTTACGGGGCCCGACCAGTCGAAGCGAACTGGGTCTGGGTATTCATCGAGGATTGGTTTATCGACAAGCTCGGGTGCCATCTTGTTGTACACTTTCTGCATTACCCGCCCAAATGCACCCAAGTCAGACGGAGTCAGTCCGTAGCGTTCAGCAAGAACCTCGGTGGGTTCACTCTCCAACTCTTCGAGGTGCTTCTGCAAAGCCGCCATCTTTTTCTCGTCAGTCATTTACTTGTCTCCGCTATTCGCTTTGTTGATCGCGTCAGTAGTAAGGGGGTTACTCGCGTTGCGTCTCATCTGCTGTAGTCGGTCGGCTGCGTCACGCTTATACTCGGCTTCAGCCTCGACCCCAATCGTATCGCCCCGGTTCAACGCAGCCAAAGCTTCTTTGTACTGCTTCGATCCTGGTTTAACTTTTTTACCCCCGACAGTAATCCTCGACTGTCCTCCTGTCGGATGCGTGAAGTCTTCTGCTCGACGACTGTACTGTCTAATGCGTTGACCCCCTAAATCAGTTTCCCGCCAAGACTCTTCGCCGTGAACAGGAGAAGCTGCATCGCTTTGAAGATAAACATTCCCGCCATGTTCAGCTTGAACGTCAGTGGCTTCAATGTCGGTATCGTCAGACTTAACTGACAAATCACGCTGCGCGTAAGCCGTAGGCTGTCGAGTGGCTGCCTGCCTTTGATAATCCGTCAGGGTAGACTTTACCTCGTCAGCCATCAACCTGCTCCATCCGTGCTTTCAGTGCAGCGACTGCACCCTTGCGTGTTTTACCTGCTTCTTCAGCAGTAAGTAGTGCGTCAAGTTGATCGTCGTAGTCGCCGGTATCGAGTGCTTCTTCAAGCTTACCGATGGATAGGTCGAGCACGCTCAAGTCTACTTCGACTTCTTCCTCTTCTTCCTCGACCTCGACCTCAACCTCGGCAACCTCAACAACCTCTTCTTCTTCGACTGCAGGTCCAAGCTCTTGCTTAATCGTACAGCCTTGAGATCTTAAGGCAGCGCGGAAGTCTTCGAGAAAATGGTCGGCACAATGCAGGATGAACGCAGCCTGTTGAGACGAACGGCTTTCTGAAAGCAGGACGTAGCCTTCGATTCTTGCATTAGGAATAGAGCCTACCGCGACGTTTACCCGACGAATGATCGGATCGGCAGCAGCTACAATAAGTGAACGCATAGACACCTCGCGATTTAGTGTAACATGCTATTGGTTTTTTAAGCGAGCCAACGCACGCTCTTCTGCGTAGCGTTCTTTCATAGCCAGCAATCCTTCTTCGACCTTGTCAGACGAAGCCTTCGAGACTTCCTCGATTCGTTCGAGTCTGACGATGACATCAGCTACCAACTTCTCTCGCTGCTCATTCTGACTGTTGATGACGCTGTCGTAGCGGTCACGTAGCGCGTCTTCTTTTTCATCAGCCTTCTCGTCGATACGATCTAACTGCGCTTGGAACTTCTCTTGCTGCTCGTTCAAGCGCTTGGTCAGCGAGACATCCCTCCACAAAAGAGAGATAGTCCACATGCCAAGAACACCATACTCGGTAAGCGATTCTAAAAGTTCGAGATCCATTGCATCCCCGCTTGCATTTTATAGCACGGCTGATACTTTTGGGAAGAGGCATTTCGCCTCGGCCAATGTAACCTGAAAACGCTCCGAAGGAGTATGAAAATGGCCCAAATTCCTTTCATTAAGCAGAACCAAGTATCTGCTGGTATTTCCAAGACACGCTCGAATGCAGTAAAAGTTCACTGCTCCGAGGCTTTTGCGGCTGGAGACGTCCTCTCTGTCATCGGTATGGACACGAGTGGAACCTTTCTTTCCGTAGCCAAAGCAGACGCTAACGGCGCAGTAACTTTGAACAGCGCACAGTTGTTTGTTGCAGACTACGCTGCTGCTTCTGGTGACTTCACCCCTGTCGCTTTGCCTTGGAAAGTCATCGACGGTGTCGACACAGCAACCCGGGCTGTCGGCGATCCCGTGTGGCTCTCGAACACTCCCGGCAGCTACAACCTCACGAGGGGCGCTGTCAAGATCGGTAGTGTTCTTACATCGGCTGCGTCGGGCTCCATCTTGTTGGCTCCGCACGCGATGGTTCCTGCTGACGGAACTACAGTCGGAGAGTCGACTTCGCTGACAGCCGGTGCTGGGGCGAACAAGGACTTTGAGTTGTTGCAACCTGCGGGAACAGTTCTCACCGATATTGGTATCACTCTGACTACATCATTTATCGGTACTTCCGGTAACTCGGTGGTCACTGTCGGTACTGCTGCTGCTGGAACCGAGATTTGTGCTGCTACAAACTGGCTG